AAGGGCGTGGTCCTGGGATGGCTTTTATTCCTTACTGCAGCCTACCTGAACTAGAGGCATGTATGGAGGTGTGGGGATTTATGGAGATGATCCATAGCCGTTCCTATACCTACATCATCAAGAACGTCTATGCAGATCCCTCAGAAGTCTTTGATAAGATTGTCACCGATGATCGTATCCTAGAACGTGCTAGCAGCGTCACAGGGGCATATGATGACTTCATCAACAGTGCTCAAACCTGGGGCAATGGTAATATGTGGCACGAAGATTTCCGCGAGTCACCATCTTCGCAGTGGGAGATCAAAGAGGTTAAGAGAAAACTTTATAGGGCAGTTGCAAATGTCAACATCTTGGAAGGAATACGGTTTTATGTTTCTTTTGCTTGCAGCTTTGCTTTTGGTGAACTTAAACTCATGGAAGGTTCTGCAAAAATTATCTCCCTTATTGCCAGGGATGAGAACCAACACCTCGCTATCACCCAAAACATTCTGAACAAGTGGAAGGCAGGTGATGATCCTGAAATGAAGCAAATCATGAAGGAAGAGGAGGAGTGGACTTATAGGCAGTTTGATCTTGCTGTTAATGAAGAGAAGCGTTGGGCAGATTATTTGTTCAAAGATGGTTCGATGATTGGTCTTAATGACAAACTTTTACAACAGTATGTTGAGTGGGTTGCCAATCGTCGTCTGAAAGCATTGGGTATGAAACCTAAATATGATATCGCGGCATCTGCTAACCCCTTACCTTGGACTCAGCATTGGATCTCTTCTAAGGGTCTGCAAGTAGCACCGCAAGAAACTGAGGTAGAAAGCTATGTCGTCGGTGGAATCAAACAAGATGTCAAAAAAGACACCTTCTCAGGATTCAAACTCTGAGTTGAGTGCTTCGATAGAGGCATATCAAGAAGCAGCAAAATCTGATGCATTCATGTTTGGAGATTATGATCCTTATGAGGTTTACGATATGCCTAAAAATCAATTGAACAAAGAAGAACTGAAAGTTCGTATCTACAAGTTGAAAAATAGAATAGATGATGAACCAAAAACTGTGTGGCAAGGGGAGAAAGACTTAGCACATAAATACCTCAACTGGGTATTAGATATTATAGATGAGTACAGGTATTGATTATGAAAATCCTTGGATTTACATGGAACGAGTTTTTAATTCTGATGATGTTGGGGACTACTTTGGTTTTGTTTATAACATTACCAATCTCACAAACAAACGACAGTACATTGGGAGAAAATATTTTTGGTCATTTAGAACACCAAAAGGAAAAAAGCGTAAAGTAAAAAGAGAATCTGATTGGAAAAAATATTATGGGTCTTGTCCGGAACTTAAAGAAGACATTGAGCGCCTGGGGCGACAAAATTTTAGTAGAACTATCTTGTCATTACATAAAACACCTGGCAAAACAAACTTTGAAGAAACAAGACAGCTCTTCGCCCATGGGGTTCTCACTGAATCCCTTGACACAGGAGGACCAGCATACTACAATAGTAACATCCTCAGCAGATACTTCAGAAAAGACTACTATGATGGAGACTGAACAGGTTGTTATGCACATTCGCCAATGGGCAGTTGATAAAGTCCAGGAATATAACAACAAAGGTGTAGATAGAATCTATGATTCGTTTGCAATCATGGCAGAATTTGATGAATGGTTTGAACCAAAAGATGATCTAGAAGTTATCTCACTTGACGAAATCTCTGAAGACGAGTATGATGAATTTACTGAAGGGGTAGAAAGAAGTTAATTTCTCTTCAGTTAATTGGGCCTATAGTTAAGTGGATATAACCACCGCCTTCTAAGCGGTTATCCCAGGTTCGAGTCCTGGTAGGCCTGTTGGAACCTGATCAGTTCCATAGGATGTGACAGAACAACCCTTGTGGAGGCACGGGGTAATGTAGATTAGGACAGGGGTGGTGCCCGCTCTAGGTCCGTCCTAGAGAACTCTTACCAGGAGGTCCGAAAGTCTGAGTGACCTATTATCACATTAGTGATTCCCACTCAGTGAAGGTATAATGTAATCCTTCCATCCACCTAATAAAACCTTTTTCATCATGGACCCAGTAAAAATCTTACTTCTACTATCAGAATTAGAAGGAAGTTCTGCCCATTTGGGTGATCTGGGTTTTGAAAAAGACAAAGAAGTTCTTAACGAAATGAAAGGCAGGTATTATAAACTGTATTTCAAACTCTGTAAAGAACAAGGGAGAAATCCCTATGGATAATCCTCTTTAGCTCAGCGGTAGAGCCAACGACTGTTAATCGTTTGGTCCCTGGTTCGATCCCAGGAAGGGGAGTTGACAATTATTTCGGTAATTGTCATTCCGTTGGTTGGGGTTTTTTGTGCCCTCTAATTCACCATTAGGTCTTTTGATTGGATGGTGTCCCAACATGCGGGTGTAGTTTAGAGGTAAAATCTCTGCCTTCCAAGCAGATGTCACGGGTTCGATTCCCGTCACCCGCTCCAGGGAGATTAGCTCAGCGGTAGAGCAGTACGTTTACACCGTATTTGTCACAAGTTCGATCCTTGTATCTCCCATATGAATATACTAGTTTACGATAAATCTGGAAAGGTCGTTAACTCTATTGAGTTGAACGATAGTATTGAATATGTTGACGGTAGAGTCTGTAAGGGCAGTAAGTCTTATTACAAAGGTGTGGGAATACCATACAAATATCATCACATACAACCAGAAGAAATGTCAGATGAGTATAACCTGCTAGAAAAATCTGACGTATTTTATATTGGAAACTGTGTATCCAAAAAAGTTTTTTCTGGAAAGACGGGAATATTCCAAGAAAAATATCAATCACACTTCACTGATTGGATTGGTGCATGTGGAATAAAGGAACTCAATATTCTTGAGAACTTATATGATGAAGGTGGATTTGAAATGTCTGCCATTGAAGTATTTGGATATGAAACAATTGATAAAGACAATCAGCAATACTATCTAAAAGTTGATTATCCTGATGGTAGGATAAACTATGTCAATGAGCCAAATGAAATAGAATTGAGAAACCTTTTGGACTATATGATTCAGGATGATTGGAACTTTCCTTGGGATAAAGATTCGATATCTGATATCAATTCAAAATCTAAAATCACTGATGTCGCAGATCTATTTAAATCTAGTGAGTTAAAGCATAAAATTGGTAGTGTTTACTCTGTTCTATACAGTTTGTACCATACAGATAAAGTCTTATATCTTGATTTTTGTAATGCCAACAAAATTCCTCATTATGGCAACATAAGTTTTATCATCAATACTTTGACCTTGTTAGCATATAACAAAGTTGATGTTAGAAACTTGTATGAAAAAACTCCCAAGGAGACATACAAGAGCATTATAAAAAATTATATTATTCCAGGAAAGAACTGTGGATTCTGTGGTGTGGGTAGTTGTAAAAGACGTGAAGATGAGAACTTATCTTATGGTGAATATATAATGAGAGAGTATTCTAAAAAGTTTAATCATGATATATGAAAGGCCTTGGGGTACTTATGAAGTTCTCCTTGACGAACCTAATTATAAAGTGAAGAGAATCGTAGTTAATCCTAACCAGAAATTCTCATTACAGTATCATGAACATAGATCAGAATACTGGACTATTGTTAGTGGATATGGAACAGTTATAGTAGATGAAACAGCTACTCCAGCAACACCTGGCACTTTTTGGTATATACCACGTAAAGTAATTCATCGTGCAGCTGCTGGAGAGGATGCATTAGTCTTCATCGAAACTCAGATTGGAGATTGTAGAGAAGAAGATATCGTTAGATTAAACGACATTTATGGTAGAGTAAAATGATCACAGTAAGATGCAAACAATGCCGCACGGAATTAACTAGTACCTCAAAGGTTCAGTATTGCGGATGTCCAAATCAAATGAAACTTATTGACGATAAGATTGGCGCTGTTGACTTAAACAACGTTGTCATGGTATCATACGACAGGGAAGAAAGGATTGATAGCCATTTCTCTGCTCAAGAACTTGCGTACCAGGAAGCAAGACGTAAACGTAAAGTTCGTAAGATGGACTTTGAAGTGCGTTAGGAGTTCAACACATACTTGACATCTTGAGCTCACTCTCTAGTATTAAATAGTACTGTAGACAATCTTTCTACTAACTATGCATCCTGACGAGTTATCAAACTGGACTAGAATCAAAGAAACATTTGAAGAAAACGGCACAACAGACAACTTCTTTTACAAAAGAGCTTGTGCCATTGTACGCGGTGAACCTGATCCTATGAGTAATCTAAAAAATGTCACACAGGATGACACAACTGAAACCTGAACACTGCTATACTAAGGCAGAGGTTGATAGGTTAGTTAAGGATGCTATTGATGATGCAATGCGGAAACACAACCGTAATGCATCTATTATTAGTATGTGCTTGGGTATTTTATTTCTTGCTGCTTTCGTGGATGGATTCATGAGAGCAATTGGAATTATACCGCCATTCCTAAACATTGATATCAACCTAATGAATCAGGTTATTGATCGAGTAAAAGATGAAGTAATTAAGGTAATACCATGAAAGTAGGATTAATCGGTTTAGGTCGTATGGGTGAGGGTATGTCTCGCCGCATGATGAAAGAAGGTATCGAAGTCTGGGGTTACCGGAGGAACTATGCAAAGGCTGAAGAAGCGTATGAAAAGGGTTATGTCAGTGGAGTTGCCACTTCTCTGGAAAATCTTGTTCAAATAGTTCATCACCAAGATGGGCAGGTTGGTAAGTGTCCTGGCATTTTTCAACTTGTTATCCCCGCAGAATTAGTAGAGGACACACTCAATGAGTTACTACCATTACTTGGCGACGGGGATATTATTATTGACCATGGCAATA